ATAATAGGAGAAAAAAAAACAATAATTAAAAGCTTATTTAATTGGAATAAGCTAAACCGCCCATACCTGAAAGAATACGAAGAACATTATAATTAGTAGCATAAACATGTATATTACCTGCTGAAGAAGCATCATTGGTAACAGCTAATACAGCAGTATCAATACGAGACATATTAAGAGTTCCTGATGGTTGATGTTCTTCAGGTTTAAGAGCAAATGAATAAACATTTATACCCTTATTAGCTGGTATATTGGTATGATGTTGATATGGTTGAACATAATTAAAATAAGTTCCATCACGTTCAGCAAAACGGTCATTACCATTTAATTGTAATAAACATTTTGAGAATGGGTTTAATGCACCAGATACGAATCCAGGTTCAACACCAAAAACATAATTTTTAACAAGATCAGTTGAACTAGCTAAACTAGCATCAGTGGCAGTTTCACCAATAGTAACACCACCAGTACCAATAACATCCTCAGCACCAGGTATAGTTTTATTAGCTTTTATGGTGTAATTATACCATTGATTAACAGTTGCATTATTATTAAATTTGGCAACCCAAATTAATTCTTTGCAAGGATGATTAAAGTTTAATTTAATACGTGATGGGGCACTTTGAGATAAAGCTTCAGCACCAGTAAATTGTAATTGCTCAATTAAATATTCATGAGTTAATTGAGCAAATTTGCGACGTTCATCAGTATCCAAGAAAATATAATCAACCCATACATTAACAGGTCCTAATGCAGGAACAGTGGTAACAGAAACAGTTTTACCAGCATCAATTTTATAAAGACAGTTGTCAGAACTTTCAAATTCAATTTTAAGTTTAACTTCATGATATTGAAGAGCAATTAAAGGAAGAGCAAGACCAATATTGCGACAGAACCAAAATTCAAGAGGAATATATAAAGTGGTATCAGTAGTAGTAGAAGAAGTTAAATCAGAATCAGCACCAACCATTAATTCCCAAGCAGAACGTTTGCCACCAGGTAAAGATAATTCATTCCATATATATAACCAATCAGCATAATGTTTATCTATTTGCTGCCCACCAATTTCAATAGTTACAGCACGTAATAAGCGTAATCCAACATAATTAACATATTTATCAGTAGCAGCAGCAACTTTTGGTAAATTAACTTGAACATATACACGATTAATTAAATCACCATTACGTGAAATTTGACAATAAATAGTATTACCATATCCAGGAATACCTGAAAAAGTTTGTTGTATAGCTTCCATAGCAAAATTAGTATGACGACGATATACAACCTTGAAAAAAGTAATTTGAGGATTACCAGTTAAATAAACATCCTGAGCACCATAAGCAACAAGTTGAAGAAGACCACCACCCATTTATGCTATATTCTTTATACTATAATAGGAGAAAAAAATATATGGCTAAATTACTATATAAACATATTTATTAACATTATTTATTAGATATAACATTATAAAATGTTTAAGGATAAATCATCAAAAAAACGTTTATATGTAAATAAAGAATTATTAACTTTAGATGCAATGCATAATAAGGTAATTAATGAATATGCAAATAAAATAAATGAAGAAAAAAATATAAAAGATAAAATATGTGAATTAAATGAATTATCAAGTAATATCACCAAAGAAATAATAAATTATAATAAAAATAATAATGAAAATGACTCTTATTATAATTCTCTATGGAATAGCAATATTTCAATAAAAGAAGAGATTATTAAATTAAATAATACAATAAAAAATGTTAATAATATAGATGAAATTGAATATTATGAAAAAACAAGCTATATTTTATTCAATTATTATGATATGATAGATAAACAATCTACAAATAAAATAAAAGTTAAAAATAAATCAATAATAGAATTATTTAACACTAATAATACTAATAATATAGATAATTCCGATATATATGATTATAATTGTGATATTGATACTTCCGATGAAACTGTAATTGAAAAAAGTTCTTTAGTAGATGAATATTTAGCAATAACTAATAATAATCATATTAAAAAAATTAATTATGATAATAGAGAATTATGTAAAAATTGTAATAATCAATTAATATGTTTACAACATGATGCAATTATGATTTGTAATAATTGTGGATATCAAGAACCATTATTAGTAGAACAAAATAGACCAGTATTAAAACAAAATACAAAAGATACATCACATTTTAGTTATAAACGTATAAATCATTTCAGAGAATGGTGTAATCAAGTACAAGGAAAAGAAACAACAGATATTCCAAATGAAATATTTGAAAAAATACTCAATGAAATTAAAAAGGAAAAAATAACTGATACAAAAAATATAACTTATTCAAAAATGCGTGAAATATTAAAACGATTAAGAATAAATAAATATTATGAACATATAAATTATATAATAAATAGAATAAATGGTATACCAACACCACAATTTTCTCCTGAATTAGAAGATAAATTATGCAATATGTTTAAAGATATACAATCACCCTTTTTAAAACATTGTCCAAAAGGTAGAAAAAATTTTTTATCATATTCATATGTATTATATAAATTTTTTCAAATATTGGGACTTAATGAATATTTAAAGTTTTTTCCATTATTAAAAAGTAGAGAAAAATTATATGCACAAGACCAAATATGGAAAAAAATATGTATTGAACTAAATTATCCAATTATACCATCTTTATGATTTTTATTTAAGCAGGAAAACCAACTAAACGGAAACCAGCACCTAAACCAACACCTTGACGTGCTCCAGATGATATTGATGGAGATACTAAATCAAATACAGCAAATACACATGCAGCAGTTAATGCAATTAATGCAATTTCACCAAATTTAAGTTTGGTTTCAGGTAATATAAAGGCTATTATAGCAACAGCTAAAGCTTCTATTAAATATTTAAGAAGTTTAATTACAGCTTCCCATACATCAAAAGTATAAATAGGTTCATTCATTTTATACAATATTTACTATTTTATAAAAAGAAAATAAAAATGATATAAGATTTTTAATATATTTTTAGAATAGAAATGACCGAAGAAACTTATGTATCAACTAAAGATTGTGATTATTTAGATGAAGATAAGCCAATTAGAAATCAAAATTATTGTTTATTATCTTTTTTAAGTCCTGAAGATGTTTTAGCAAATAAAGAAGCATATTATTTTTCTAAATTTATGAATAAATTTGGTGAAGATATGCAAATGTTATTAAATAATTTAGAAACTAAATATCCTGATAGTAAAGAACTTATTGAAACTATTAAATCAAATCATAAATATGTTTATGATAGCAAAGAAATGAATGAACAATATAAATTTTATAAGTCTGTTAATTCAGCTGATATTGAAAAAGATTTTCACCGTGAAAATAACTTTGTTACTTCTATTAGAGGTATTAAAGTTAGAGGTGTTTTTGATACTGTTGAAGAAGCAAAAAATAGATGTGAATTTCTTAAAAAAATAGATAATAAATTTGATATTTATATTGGTCAAATTGGTTGTTGGTGTCCTTGGTCACCAAATCCAAATGATCTTAAAGAACAAGAATATTCAGAAACACAATTAAATACTTTAATGAAACAATATAAGAAAAATATGGATGAACGTGATGAACTTTTTGATAAACGTAAAAATAATGTATCAGCATCAAATAGTCTCAATTTAGAAAACTTGGAAATTAAATCATAAGTTTACAAAAAATGAATGTTTTATTTTTATTTATTTATTATGACCTATTATAATACTGTTATAAATTCAACCATTAAATTTGTTAAAACATATATGAATAATTTAAATGACGTTAGTCATGATTATACACATATTAAATATGTAATAAAATATGCTCTTGAAATTGCAAAAAAAGAAGCAATTACAAATAAGCAAGATTTATTTCATATTAAAATGGGAGCTTTATTACATGATGTAGGTGATAGTAAATATACTATTGGAAATCAGTCTATTATTATTAAAAATTATTTAAAATCTATTAAACAATTATCAAAATATGATATCAATGAAATTCTTAAGATTAGTGCAAATACATCATTATCAAAAGATACTAATCATAAATATGATGTAAAAAAAATAAAATTATATATAGTTCAAGATGCTGATAGAATAAATAGTTTAGGTAGTATTGGTATTATGCGTTATATTTCTTATAATGTTAAAAATAAAAAAGAACTATCATTTAATGATATTATTAAAACAATAGAAACAAGAACTAATAAAATTAAATTGTTTATAAGAACAAAAGCAGGTAAGGAAATTGCAAAATCACATATTAAATTAGTCAATAATTTTATATTAAACTACAAAAGTTTTTAATATCACAATATAAAATCATTGACTAATTTAATTATCATTTTACAATGTTATAAGTGTTTCACATCTCATATTTATAGAAAATGTTTCTCTAAAATTTCTTAAATATCTAAGAATATTTTAATTTGTTCTAAAAAATAAAAATAAAAATAAATTAAATAATACACAATGATTAAACACATTTTTACTCATTATGTATTATTTAATTTATTTCACGTATTTCAGTTGTTAATTTTTTGTATTTATTACAAAAATTAAATTTTATTCACTATTTATTCCAAATTTTGACTTTTTATTTTGATTAAATATTCGGAATTTGTGAAAACAATGTTATTGCATATGATGTATTTTTATTAAAAGAAAAGTTTCAATTTTGTTAACTCCGGAAATTTTAAATAAGATAAGCTATTTAATTAAAGTTCTTGTATATGTCTAAAAGCTCTATATATATATATATATAGGATCTTTTACATTATAAAATTTATATACTTGTCCGTATTTATTCATAGCATCATAATTTAATAACACAATAATTCTAAGTACAGTTGTTTAATAACAAAAAAGGAACAAAAATATATTCGATTAAATAAGCACTACTTTGCGAAGCTTAATGACTTTGTAATTCTCATCACCTACCTTTACTCTAAACCTACCACCACTAACATAAAAAATACAATAGTCCTTTGCCAAATTAACAACCGTGTAAGGATAATAACATAA